CCGCCGTCGTGGTGCTGTTCAAGACGCTGATCGCCGCCGCCCTGGCCTTCGGCCTGCACTTCCCACCCGAGATCCAGGGCTCCGTGATGGCCTTCGTGGTGGCGCTGCTGAGCTTCTACACGCGGACCCAGGTGGTCGCCAAGGTGCAGGCGAGGTTCTGATGTCCACCGCTGTCCTAGGCCGCAAGGTCAGCGAGAACGATTTCCAGCGTGCCCTGCTGGAGGCAGCACACCTGTACCACTGGCGGGTGTGCCACTTCCGGGCGGCACGCACCAAGTCCGGCTGGCGCACGCCGATCGAGGGCGACCCGGGCCTGCCGGATCTCATCCTGGCTCGCGACGGCGTTGTCATCATGGCCGAACTGAAGTCCGACGACGGCATCCTGGCCGCCGATCAGGAGGAGTGGCTGCGGGCACTGGGTCCCTTCGGGCGCCTGTGGAGACCCAAGGACATGCCCGCGATCCTGCGGGAACTGGCCCGGCCGCGGCGACGACACACGCGGTCGGGCTGACCCGCAAGAGCACCCCGTGAAGGCCACGCGCATCCCTAGACTCCGAGCGAGATCATCAGCCATCGGGAGGTGCGCGTGGCCTTCGTCGTGAACCAGCTCCGCGACGGCTCCGGCCGCGGCATGCAGGACGTGACGGTTCGTATCCAGCTCATCGCGCCGCACAACCCGTTCCTGCTCACCGGAATCGGGGAGGTCATCCAGGCGGTGGCCGTCGACACCGACCACACCGGCATCTGGACCGCCGAGCTGACCGGCAACGACCAGATGGAGCAGGCCAACACCTACTACCTGGTGGACGAGACGGCGGCACCCGGCGGCAGCAAATGGGCCATCCGGGTGCCCACCGACACCCTCACCCACCAGATGCGCGACCTGCTGGTGTACGTGCCCCCCGGCAGCAACGGCGCCGGCCCCACCGTGCCAGGGGGAACCTTCGAGTTCGTCCAGTCCGCCGCCGCCAACGAATGGGTCATCCCCCACCAGCTCGGCTACCGGCCCGTGATCGAAGCCCTGGAAGGCTTGGCCGAGGGCAGCAACAGCGACGGCCTGGAGTGGTCCACCCGCCGTGACCCCGACGTGTACACCACCGTTCTGACGTGGGGCTCGCCGGTCGCCGGCCGCGCCTACTGCTCGTAAGGAGACCGGCCCATGACCCGCAAGATGATCACTGACCTCGACCTCGGTGGCGTGTACCACATCCTTGGCCAGGTGCTGGAGGTGATCGCCGGCAACCCCGGCGGCACGCCGAACGACGGCCGGATCTGGTACGACTCCACGAACAACACGGTCAAGGTCCAGATCGCCGGGACCACCATCGACCTGCGCGCGCGCGGCACCCAGACCGGCACCCAGACCGCGGCGACCATCAGCGATTTCACTGCCGCCGTGCAAGCCATCCGCTGGGCTTCCATGGTCGCGCCCAACGCCGCGGTCAACATGAACGCCCAGCAGTTCTCCGCGCTGGCCACCGCCACCACCGGCGGCCAGGCCGTCGAGTACGCCCAGTTCCAGACCGCGCTGGCCAACATCCAGGTCGGGATGGATTTCAAGGAACACGTCGACATCGTGGCGCTGGTCAACGTCACGATCGCCACCCCCGGCGCCACCATCAACGGCCGCACCATGGTCGCCGGAGACCGGGTGCTGCTCACTGCCCAGGGCACCGGCAGCCAGAATGGCATCTGGACCTGGAACGGCGCCGCCACCCCGCTGACCCGGCCGGCCGATTCGCCCACCGGTGCGACCGGCTCCATCGTCGCCGGCACCGTCGTGGAGGGCTACAACGGCACCGCGCGCACGCTCTACATGCAGACCGCGACCGGCACCGGCACCAACGGCGCGATCATCGTCGACACCGACACCCAGACCTGGACGAACCCGTTCACCTTCACCCTCACCAACGGCTTCGGCACCACCGTCTCCGGCAGCCAGGTCAACGTCAACGCTGGCAACGGCATCGTCGTGCCCGCCAGCACCGGGTCCTCGGTGGCGGTGGACCCGGCCGTGGTGGGCCGCAAGGTCACCGGCGCCATTCCCACCGCCACCTCGGGCATCTTCACCGTGGGCGCTGTGGACTCCGGCGGCACCGGCTTCCGCACCGTCACCATCAACCACGGCCTGAGCAATGCCCAGCCGGTATTCCAGTTGCGCTACGGCTCCACCGGCTCCGACCCCGGCAACCAAGTGGAGGCCGACAACAAGGCGCCCGACGCCAACAACCTGATGGTCTACCTGCCGAATGCCTACGCCACCAACAACTACGCGTACACGATCATCGGCTGATGCCCCGCACCTACTTAAGCGGTGTCGCCACCCCGGCTGACGACCCGCAGCCGGCCACCAAGGTCTACGTCGACCGGTACTGCCCGGTCGGGGGCCGGGCCACCACCTACGAAGGCACGGACGGCACCTCCGGCACCGGCACCACTGTCACCACCTTCGCCCGCACCGGCCGCACCCTGCACCGCGTCATCGGCGCCGCCAGCGCACTGAAACTTGAGTTTCAAAACTGGTACACCCAGCCCAACTCCCCCGGCGAAGTCAACAACCCCAACACGGTCACCTACCGGGCCGCCGTCGAATACCCGGCCGGCAAGTGGCGCCAGATCTCCGGTACCACCACCTGGTCGGCCGCCACCTCATATGCCGCCCTGGACCAGGTGGTCTATTCCGGCAGCTCTTACGTCGCGCTGGCCGCCACCACCATCGGCACCGCGCCCACCTCCGCGCTCGGCACCGAATGGCAACTCGTCACCCGCTACGCCGTCACCTTCGTCGGCCAGGACGCCAACCGCCGGGTCACCGTGACCGCCGGCGGCTCGGCAGTGTCCCTGCCCCTGTTCCTGGCCGTCGTCGAAGGCCAGTACCTGGCGGTCACCACCACCGTGTCCACCGCGAACGCGGCGAACGTGTTCAGTGCCGACATCATCGGCACCGGCACCGGCGAGTTCGCCCTGGACTACCCCAGCGCCAATCCGACCGTGGGCACCCAGGACCTGGTGGACATCAATGTCACCACCGAGACCTCCCTGGGTACCGGCACCCGGGTCCCCATGCCCAGCGCCGTGCTTGGTCTCGGCAGGACGCCGGAGACCGTGCGATCGGTGGGACTCGTCGGAGACTCGCTGATCATGGGCTGGCTGGACAGCGAGCTGGACAGCCACAAAAAGGGCTTCGCGGTGCGCGCCGCCGAATACGAGGACGTGCGCTATCGCCGCGTCCCGCAGGGTGGCGACCGGATGATGTACTGGACCGCCGCCAACGCGGCGAAGCGCCTAGCCCTGGTCCAGCCGCTGACCTCCGTCGTCTGCGACCTGGGCTCCAACGACATCGCCAACAGTCGCACCCTGATCCAGATGCAGGCCGATGCGGTGGCCGCCTGGACGGAGATGGGCCGCCAAGGCGCCCGGGTGTTCCAGACCACCATCACCCCCAAGACCACGTCCACCGACGCCTGGGCGACCAAGGCCAACCAGACCCCGGTCGCTCCGGCCTACGCCACCGGCGGGGTGCGGGACACGTTCAACGCCTGGCTGCGCGCCGGGGCGAGCATCACCGTCAACGGCAACACGCTGACCATGGGCATGTCCGGCCACCCGCTCACCGGTGTGATCGACATCAGTTCCGCGATCGAGGACACCACCGACTCCCACTACTGGAAGTCCCCCGGCTGGACCACCGATGGTGCCCACCCCACCGCCCAGGGCTACGACGCGCTGGCGGTGGCCATGCGCCAATACCTGTCCACCACCGTGCTGGGGGTGCCGCTCAAACACGCCGCACTGCACGCCACCGGCAGTCTCGACCCCATCACCCCCGCCAGCATCGGCGCGGCGGACGCGGCCACCCTGGGTGGCTACCTACCCACCCTCACCGGTGCCGGCGGGGTGAGCGAGTACATCCTGCGCGGCGAGCTGGCCGCCAACATCCCGCACTGGGCGGTCAACAGCGCCTATGCCATCACCACCAACCAGGTGGCGATCCTGCTCGGCTACTCCGGCGGCTTCACCTACACCGGCATGCGCTTCTACGTCACCGCGGCCGGCACCGCCACCGGTCTGGTCACCTGCTACTTCGGCTCCAACGTCGCCGCCCTGGCGAAAGTCAACTCAGACCGCACCGCGCCACTGAACGCCACCGGCTACAAGCAGGTCGCCTTCTCCGCCCCGGTAGCGCTGGCGGCGGGATACCTGGCGCTGCTGTTCACCTCCACCGCCGCGACCCGGGGCAGCCTCGCCGCACTCGTGCAGTCCACCGCCCTCCCCTTGCCGATGGGGGGACAGACGCCCTCCGGCGCCACTGGAGTGGGCACGGCAGCGGCGACGACGGCACCGAGCACCCTGGACATGAGCGGTGCCGGCTTCACGGCGATACAGACAATCCCCTGGGCGTCGCTGTACTAACCCCTATGGGGGTCTCCCCGAAACACCCTGAGTATCACCGCGTGCCACCCCCAATCACAGGGGGTAGGCTCCGGGCACAAGGGTGATCAACACACCATCTCGCGTGAATTCCATGACACTCTCGCCCGGACCCTGCGAGACAGCCGGAAGGGGAGACCATGACACTGCGTAGTGTCCCACCAGGCACTGATACCCCAAGCCTGTGCGGCGGCCCCAAACGGCAGAGCCCCGGACCCTGCAGAAGGCCCGCCGGATGGGGCACCGGACACCCCGGATCCGGCCGGTGCAAACTCCACGGCGGCAGCACCCGAAACCACGAGAAACACTGGGACACCCGGCGCGCCGAAGACAAGGCCCGGCGAGCCCTCAAGGACCTCGACCCGCTCAACACCCGGCCCGAGTCCATTGAGAATCCCCTCGCGGAACTGTCTCGCCTCGCCGGCGAAGTGGTCCGCTGGAAAGACATCCTCGCAGCTCACGTGTCCGAGCTGAACAGTCTCCGCTACCGCGGCGGTGGTGAGACCGGCGATACCGAACAGATCCGCGGCGAGGTCGTCCTGTTCGAGCGTGCCCTCGACCGGTGCGAGCGGGTCCTGGTGTCCATCGCGAAACTCAATATTGACGAACGGCTGGCCCGGATCGACGAACGGCTGGCCGACATGATCGTGACGGCGCTGGAGGCCGGGCTCGACTCGATCGGCGTGGACGGTGAGCAGGCCGATCGGGCGAAGTCGGTGACCGCCCGCGAGATGCGCCGGCAGGCGTCCTAGATGAGCGCGCTTCTCCAGGCCGCTGACCGCCTGGAAGGGCGCGACGATAGTCCGCGATCCCGGCGGGCGCGGTTGTTGCGCGAGCACCCCACCACGTTGGCCTTCGCCCAGCATTTCGACTACACGGTGAAAACCACCCCGGCGCTGGCGGTCATCGACGCCGCCCTGGACGACTGCGAGCAGGCCTACGCCGGGCGCCTGGTCATCACCATGCCGCCGCAGGAAGGCAAGCTGGTCGCGCACAGCACGCCCGTACCCACGCCCACCGGATGGACCACACACGGCCAGTTGCGGGTCGGGGACCTGGTGCTGCACCCGTCCGGGCGCCCGACCCGGGTACGGAAGACCCACCCCGAAGCCCAGGCGTGGCTCAAGGTGCGCACCACCGACCACGCGGAGATCCTGGTCCATCCCCGGCACGAGTGGACCGTCTACGACCGCAGCGCCGGCCGATGGCGCACCGTCGAAACCGGCTACCTGATGACACAGGCGCTCAGCTCGGGCACGCCCGAGGAACGTGGCCATCGCTACCGGTTCCAACTTCCGTTCCGGGAAGCGCTCCAACTGCCGGACATCGACCTCCCGATCGACCCCTACACGTTGGGCGTGTGGCTCGGTGACGGCCGCAGCACGGGCGCCGCGATCTATCACCACGCCGATGACGACTACTTGCTGGCCTACCCGAACACCGCACGCTGTGTGCACGCCGGGACCGGGGTGGTGACCGACTACTACGGCGGGGGCCTGCACGCCGACCTTCGCGCGGCCGGGCTGCTCGGCAACAAACACGTCCCGGCCCGGTACCTGCGGGCATCCGAGAAGCAGCGACGTGCCCTGCTGGCCGGACTCGTCGACACCGATGGCCATGTCGCGACCAGTGGGCAGGTGTCGTTCGACAACGCGAACGAACAGCTCGTGCGCGACACCGCCGAACTGCTGCGAACGCTCGGCTATCGGGCGCACGTGCACCGGCCGACCGAGCCCAAGCTGTCCAGCAGTGGCATCCAAGGCAAACAGCAGATGTGGCGGGTGACCTACACGCCACACGATGAAGGCCCCGCGCGTCTGACCCGGAAGGCAGCGGTCACGCTGGGCACCCGGCGCCGCGCCGCGATCATGTCGATCGAAGAAGTGGCGCCGGAACCTGGACGCTGCATCACGGTGGACGCCGAGGACGGGCTGTATCTGGTGGGGGAAGCGTTCACACCTACGCATAACACCACTACCCTGCGGTTCTTCTGCGCCCGTGCCCTCAACCGCAACCCCGACCTGCGCATCGCCTACGTCTCCTATGCCGCCCTGCTGGCGCGTGCCTCCGGCCGCTACGTGCGCGGTCTCATCGAGACACACGGCGATGAGATGGGCCTGTCGCTCTCGCGCGATCACTCCGACGCCTCCGACTGGAGCCTGCAAGGGCATCGCGGCGGCATGGCCAGCGTCGGTATCGGCGGCGCGCTGACCGGCCGGCCGGTGGATCTGCTCATCATCGACGACCCGCTGCGCAACCGGCAGGACGCCGACAGTGAGCTGATCTTGACCAACCAGGAGGATTGGTGGCTCTCCGTCGCGCGGACCCGGCTCGCCCCCGCCGCCTCGGTGATCATCACCCAGACCCGCTGGAACGAACGCGACCTGGCGGGCAACCGCATCGCGGACGGCTGGAAGCAGGTCAACATCCCGGCGCTGGCCGATGGCGACACGGTGGACGCCCTAGGTCGCGAGCCCGGCACCTACCTGGAGTCCTCCCGTGCCCGCACCCCGGCCGACTGGCGGGCCGCCCGCAAGGACGTAGGCGAGCGGGTGTGGGCCGCGCTCTACCAAGGCCGCCCCGCCCCGCCGGAGGGCACCAACTTCAAGCGTGCCTGGATTGAGCGCAATCGCCTAGATCGCGCTCCCGACTCATCCCG